TAGTTCTGCATATTGTAAACCTCCTTGATAATCTACTGGTGAATAGTAATAAAATCCAGCTCTATAAGGTTTAATATATAATATTTCTAATCCTGAGTTGCTTGTTCCAAATGCAGGTATTCTTTTAGGGTTCATCTTGTAATTAACCTCTGACCAATCTTTAGCATAGTAATAACCCTGTATTTCACCCTTGTTATTTGCTTTCTCTGCCCTTAACGTCTCTACAGGTATATGTTCTACTTGCACAATCTTTTTCCTGTCCTTAGAATAGATTATTTGAATTGCAGCTTGACCCATCATTTTATAGTCGTAGCATACTTTTTTCATACAAGACTTAGTAAAGAGTTCTTTCATCTCTATATAATCTTTACTCTTTGCATCTTCTTCTACGGCATCAAGTCCTTTACCATATATCATTTCTGCTATACCATTAATAGCAGCATTATTTGTAGGACTGCCATTATATCTATCTATTAAATAACTAAAATAATTATTATCATCTCCATATTCTACCCAATCCCTATTGTATTGTTCTTTTATTTCAGGTCTAGTATAAGATGACATATTAACTATATGTATCTTTCCTTTTTCTACTTTTGGCAAAGACTTGCTGTTGTATCTCTTTTTTGCCATTTTATTTACTTTTCTCATATTATTACAAAATCGTTATCGTATGTGTTTTCTGTAGTGTATTCTCCAGAATGTACATCAAAGGTATTAAAATTAGTTTGATTTGTACAGAAAATAGAACCTCTATATATTACCGTAGAGCCACTTTTAATTGAAAATGAATAAAACCTATCCTTAACTAAAGAAAAGCTTCCTGTAATCGTCATATAACCGTTAGAATTAGCTACAGTAACCGAAACAGCACTTGTAGTTCTTTTAGACTTATCGGTTAATTGAAATGTAACCGAGCTTGGTGTACTTCTGGGAATTACCTTAAAGTTCTGAGCACCTGTTGATGTAGTTAATATTACCATATTATAAGTAACAAATAATCTTTAATTTGTTTTCATAAAAAAAGGGACACCGAAGCACCCCTTAATTTTACCTAATTAAATTTAGTTATTATGTATTACTTCCTACTGTTGGTGTAGCAAATCCTGCATCTGTTAATGCAGTAGCAACTGTACCGTCAGTAGCAACATCAAGAAAATTAGCAGGTACTTTCTCCATACCAGTTAATGTAAGTGTATATCCACTTAAATCTCCCATCGCAGCTCCAGTTACTATTGTTCCACCAGAAACATCAGCACCGTTTTCTAATCCCATAAGAAATAAGTTTTTATTATAATCTTCCACAACAACATGAGGTCGACCATAAGCCATAAGCTTAAGTTCTTTGTTGTCTTCTTTAGTTAATTTGTGTAGTGTTAAATTTAATGTTTGTTCAAAGAATGTAGTGCCGTTTTCTCTTGATGAGGTTATGTTTTGTTCAAAAGATGAGTTTCCTTTAACCTCGTACTTAAAACTAGCAACATTACTCCCTACACTAGCTACAATATCTGTACTAGAAGTGTATGTTATAGCACTAAAGTCTCCAAAATCTACAAAATAAACATTTTTAATCCCACCAACAACGTCTTTACAAGGTTCTTTTCTACCTAATGATAATTCGCAAGCCATAGTTTTTGTTTTTTATTATAAAAAAAGGGTAAGCAGATAATCACCTACCTACCCTAATTTTTGGTTAATTTAATTTATTAAGAATAAAGAACTATATCAGAACCTATTCCATACTGTACTCCAGCAGTAAATCTCATAACAACTCTTACATTTTGAGAACCGTCTAAGTCAGCCATGTCAATCAGCTTAACTTCGTTATGGTCAGATAAAAGACCTGTTCCAAAGAATAAGTTAGATTTTTCAGCAGCTACTGCGTGATTGTCAACTAATCCATTAGCAACAAATAATTTTACACCATCAAAAGATAATGCTCCGTTTTGCCACCACATTGTACCTTGATTAGACACACCATTAGCTCCAATGCTAGATACGTTTTCAGAACCAGCAGCGTTTTCTAAGATTCCAAATCCTCCTAAAGCTCTTACATAAGCTCTAGCAATATTTTGAGAAACATAGATAAATAAATCTTCTTTACCATATAAAGCAGAAGGAATAGCATCAACTATTTTTCCTAATTCTGCAATTACGTTAGAAGAGGTTACAGTTGCTTTTGCAACGTCAATAACAGTGTTGTCAGCAGTTAATAAAGCTTCAAATCCATCAAATTCACCAGCGTTAGCGTTAACACCAGACCAGATATTCTTTTCTGTTTTTTCAGCAACTAATCCAGAAACGTGACCAATTAAATAGTCAGAGAATTTTGGAGGTAGGTTATCAAATGCAGAGTATCCCATTGACACAGCTTCCCAGTCACTTCTAAAGTCTTTCTTACAAAGTTCTAGGTTTACTTGGAACTCTTCTGGCTGAAGGATTCTTTCAGTTAATGTAATAGCAGCAGTGTCAGTAAAGTCACAAGTTGCATCTTTAATTACGTTAGCATCAGTAGCAATTTTTTTAATTACTTCTTTATACTTTACGTTTGGTTTGATTTCGATACCACCTCTATCAAGTGTAACACCTGATAATAAAGCAGCAGAAATGTACTTGCCTGCAAATTCGCCAGCATAAGTACTTGTAATTGATGTAGTAGTAGCCATTTTTTAATTGTTTTTGTTTTAGTTTATTTTAAATTAGCAATTCTGTTCATTACTCTATCTCTAGTGCTCATTATTTTATTTTGACCATAAGATTTAAAGTTTTGTTTTACTTCCCCTTCAGGGTTGTGTGATATTGGTTCTGAAGCTGGTTCAGAAGATAACTTCTCTATTTTGTTTTGCATAGATAGTTTTTCTTCACCGTAACCTAATTTCATTTCCTCAATCATTCCTTTTAATTCAGAGATTTTAGAATCAAACTCGTCTCTCCCAACGTATTTAGTTTCATCCATTTCAATTTCTTCAGAAACTTCCTCTATAACAGGAACTTCTTCTTGTAATTCTTCAGAAACAATTTCTTCAGTAGATAATTCCTCTTTAACTTCTTCTTGGCAGGCAAGTTCTGTTAATTCTTGAGATAACTTCTCTTCTTCTTTAATTTGTTCCGAAAGATTTACTTCTTGATTCACTTCAACTTCTTTTACTTCATCCTTTTTAACTAATGATAGTTTTTCCATGATGTCGTTCAAAATTGAGGTAGCTTTAGTGTTTTCCATAAATTTCGATTATTAAATTAATTTATCTTACTTAATTAACTGTATATAAAAAGGTTGTTAGATTTTTAGTTTGCATCAAGACAAGCCGTACAATTATCATATACATTAACAGATTGAATTTCTAGTCCAACCTCTGTAGTTGTTCTAAGAATAGTATAACATCCTGTGTGATGACTATTTTTTAATGTTAAATGATAAATATTTCCAACAACTAAAGATATTGTGTCTGACCAAACATTATGTTTGTGACCATCTGAACAAAACTCAACTCTATACATATTAGATTTTGGTGCTTCAGCTCTTATTTTTCCAACACCCTGACTTCTCAAAGTTCCATCACAACACTTTCTTGAGTATGTGCCGTCTTTACACATACAACCTCTTCTACTGCCACTTGGAACAGCGTTTCCTAATGTTTCATTTGTTTTACTCATAACTTAATTTTTAGGAACACAATTAGGTACTAATACACCATTTTTATCTTTCATTCCAATTTGCTCATATCCTGCTTGACATGGGTCATTATCGTTTAAATCTATTTCTCCTAATTCTTTTAGCTTACCTCTTGACCAAGCTAAACCTGCTTTACCACCCCATAATAAGTAAGATATAGTTCCACAAGCTTTACTATCTCCAGCATCATAATATGTCTCTGCTCGACTTAAATATGAGTACATTCTTTTAATTGTTGATACACTTAATTTTTCTCCTCTTGCTAATTGTTGTGCTCTGACCTTTCCTACACTAGTTGCACATTTATTATTTACTTTTTTATTAAGTTCAATACCTCTTTTAGCGTTATTTCTAACGCCACTTCCGTAATCACTATAAGTAGCAAACTCATATTTATTATCTAGTATTGAATTAGCAATCTCTAATAGTATTTCTTTAGCTTCTTCTTCATTGTCTATTTCATTTATCCTACTCATAGCTATTTTATCAGTAAAATAACCTTCTATAGAGAATCCTTTTACTTTACCAGTTTTAACATAGTCATTCCATACCTCATCATTATTTACCTTCATAGAAACCATCCAAGTACCTACTGGTAGATTCATATCATACTTTCTTGATTTATCGTGTACTTCATCTTCTATAATCCAAGATTCAACTACAGATAATCCATGCAATTCAGCTTGATGTTCTAGTGTAGATTTGTTTTGATTACCTCTCATTAAAAACAGTTGAGATGCTTGTCTAACCGTATCTTCACTAAAGAATATATAATACTCATCTTCACCGTTTCTTCTATAGATGTTTTTGTTAGGAACTAAGGCAGCTCCCATTAATATCTTTTTATCTTTACTAACTTCAGCTAATTGTATTTCTTGTTGTTTAGATAGTGCAATAAAATTCTCTTCTATTGCAGGTTCATCAACTATAGATATAGCTTCTATTCCTGATAATAATTGTTCTTCGTCTATAAGTAGTTCTACTATTTTCATATTGAATTTATTTTAATAATTAACCGACTGATGCCGTATCTGTAATATTTCTTTCTAGTTCTTGAGCTGATGTTATATCTTTGCTTACAACAAACGCTTTTAACGGTTGCCCTGTTACACCTGCTAATGTAGTTGCTAATTGACTTACTCCACCTGCTCCTACAACATTAAAGTCAGGAGCTTCAACTGTGCTTGCACCTCCACCAGAAACAGAATCACTTGTCATACCAGCAACTTTAACTGATTGAATTGCTTTTACATTAGCAAGTCCTTGTGCTATAGCACTAGCTGCTGCAATAGCTGCCCTAATAGGTGAATCTGGGGTGGCAGTTAATTGGCTTTCATAAGCTTTTTGAGCTGCTGAATATGTAGATACTAAAGTTCCTGCTATTGCTAATGCTTTACCTGCACCTGTTGATTGACCTGCTATTTTACCTGCTGCTATTAATCCTTTACCTACATCATCTAAGAAATCAAGTTTAGCATCTCTTTCTAATTGTGCTATTTTATTTTTAGCTTCTTTTGTTTCTTCTGCCGCTTCTATATCTTTTTTATCATA